CGGAATGGACTAGAACATTGGTGAAGGTAAAGAATGGTGACAATACTACGCTGAACACCTTGAGCTACGTCTCAGACAACGATTCAAACGAACAAATAATCTATTACGAGAATGAGTGAGATAAAAGTACAGTCATTCACCTTTGACGCTATGGATTTGCCTGTATTCAAGGAAGTACGAGGCAAGGACTGGATGTCTTATGGTGCTGACAATCTTTACCCAGAGCAGCTCATAGAGCTTCTACAGACCTCTGCGATACACAACACAGCTATCCAAGCTAAGACAGATGCTGTTATTGGGGAAGGTGTGGCTGAAGTGGGTGAGAGTGTGGTAAACCAAAATGGTGAGACACTGAATGAGATTTACGAGAAAATTGCTTACGACAAGGTGATGTTCAATGGCTACTGCCTAAATGTCATCTGGAATCGTGGTGGCAATAAAGTCGTAGAAATCTATCACATCCCATTCGCGAACGTAAGAAGCGGTAAGCGTGACGAGGAAGACAAGATAACAGATTACTACTACTCTAGTCAGTGGAGCAACACTAGAAAGTACAAGCCTGTTAGATATGCCGCTTATTCACCGACTGACAACAGAGGTGACAATGCCTCTCAAATTTACTACCAATATGACTACTCGCCTGCTGCTGACGTTTATCCTCTCCCTGACTACATTGGGGCTATTAACGACATCGAATTGGATGCTAGAATTAGCCGCTTTCATAACGCTAATATCAGCAACGGTCTTTCTCCCAGCCTTTTTATCAATATGCCAAACGGAGAGCCAGAGGACAGAGAAAAGAAACAGCTTTACAAGGACATCACAAACTCATACTCAGGAGAGGACAATGCAGGAAGGTTGATGCTGACGTTCTCTGAAGGCCCAGAATTGGCTCCTCAGATACAAACCATCGACGCTGCGAATGATGACTACTACATCATACTCGAAGAACGCATCACCTCACGCATTTTAACGGCCCATAGAATCACTTCTCCGTTGCTTGTGGGCATTCGTACCACAGGAGCTGGTTTAGGCTCTAATTCGGACGAAATCAACGTGGCGTACACACACTTCATGTCAACGGTTATTCAGCCGATACAGAAGTCAATCAATCGGAGTCTGTCCAAAGTACTCAATACGATGGCTCCTGACACTCCAATGATGATTCAGGTGATTCCTTCAGAGATGGATTTCGGAGAAGTTAACACTCAAGAACAAATAGAAGAATGAGCTACGTAGTAATGATATCGGAGGCGAGGCTCAAGAGAATTACCTCCATAGATAACAATGTTGAACCAGATGAGCTTGTACAATTCATAGTGCAGGCGCAAGACCTAAAGATTCAGTCTCTCTTAGGCACTAAGTTCTACAACAATTTGAAGGACAGCATAGCTGATGACAGCTTGACAAGTGATGAAAGAACACTCTTAAACGACTATATCGCCCCAGTAATCGCACATTATGCCTATTATTATGCCCTTCCTTCGCTCAATTACAAAACGAAAAATAAAGCAGTTGTTACCCCTACTTCTGAAGAGAGTACAACAACGGAACTCGCAGAGCTCAAGTATCTACGCCAATCAATACGAGATACAGCAGAATTCTACGAATCGCGCTTGCGTGATTATCTCTGTGATTTCTCTAGCCTGTTCCCTGATTACATTAACTATGGTACTGACGGCATGAGTCCGTCTACGGCAAAAAGATCAACTTCTGGTTTCTTTACCCCAGACCCAGTAATTCACAGAAGCAACGGTTACGACTATCCTAAACACGAGATATAATGGCTACATTAAACGGACAGAATATTAACGCTACGTACCAAGCGCTTATAAAGTTTTTGGACAATGGGGCCTCTACGACGAATCTGAAGGCTCTTAGCGATGGTGTTGGGGAGGTACTCCCAATCGAGATATCTAAGAACACTGACGGTATCGTAAAGATTACTGGCACGCTTAATCTGATAGATGCCATTGTGACAGGTTTGAGTAGTTCTGACTTGTCAGATGTAGCTTCTCTTGCCACTGTGACTTATGTTGACACTGAGGTAGGAAACGAGGAGACGGCTAGGATTAACGCTGACAACGCATTGCAGTCAAACATTGATGATGAGGAAACCGCTCGGATTGCTGGTGATAATAACCTTCAAAGTCAGATAACATCAAACGATGGTCAGATAGCTACTCTGATTATTGACTTGAATGCTGCGGAAAGCGCCATAGACGCTCTAGAGGCAGGTACAGGTAATGTTATTGGGGTAAGGTCTAACGCTAACGCTTACATTGATGGTAATGTAACACTTCAGCAAGGAGCTAATGTTACGCTTAGTCAGGTTGGTAGTACAATCACAATCAACAGTACAGGTGGTGGTGGTTCATCAGGGGTAACGTCCTTGAACACCTTGACAGGCATTTTGGAAATCATTTCAGGCGCTAACATATCTGTTGCTACTGTAGGTACTGATCAGATTGAGATAAGCTCTCCTAACACTGTTACAACGTCGACATTTAATTCTGTTACTGGGGCTCTTGCTTCATCTATAACAGACTTGGAGAATGGTGTGGGTAACGTAACATCGTTCAATACCCTTACAGGTGATGTGACGATATCAGGTGGTACTGGTATTACGCTGACTCCAACAGGCAATGATATTGAGATAGCTTCCTTAGTATCGGAGGTTACAATCAACAACAACACAAACAACAACATATTAACCGCAAGTGGTACAGCAAACACGATAGAGGGAGAGCCGTTGTTTACCTATGATTCAACCACAGGTACTGTTTCATTGTATGCAGGTGCTACCAATGGCCTTCAATTGGACGCTGGTACAGTACCAAGTGCTAATCCTACTATTGGGTCTACAGGCTTCTTTACGCAGTTAGAATTTAGCAGCAATGTTATCACTTCAAATGATATCATAATAAGAGACCAAGGTAAGATTGCATTTGATACTGACCCAACAAACACTTATATCGCGGCTAATACTTCTACTCCAGAAGACTTAGAAATACACGCTGACCAAGACCTTCACTTGTTGCCTGATGGCAATGTAGGTGTTGGAACAACCACCCCAACAAATAAGCTTCATGTTGTAGGAGACACATTTACAAGTGCGAATTTTATAGGTGATGGCCTTGTTGTAGGAAGTATCAATTACAACAAGCAAATATCAATACAGACTCCATCAAGCACATTCCCAGCCCAAGGTGAATTGTCACCAATAGCTGGTACTGGATTGACTGCTGGTCAATTGTATTATCTCAATAGCAGTGGTGTTTGGACTATAGCAGATGCTAGTGCTGAGGCTTCGTGTAAGAATATGTTAGGCATTGCTATATCGGCTACTGAGGTCATGATTAGAGGTCACTTGAGCTACACAGCATACGCAGGATTCTCTGATGGTGAGCCTCTTTATGTGAAGCCTAGCGTCACTGGTGATATTACAAACGTAATCCCATCTACAAGCGGTCATATCGTCAGGAAGATTGGATTCTGTTTGGATGGTAGTGTCAGATCAATTTACTTCAATCCCTCTAACGATTATTTCGAAGTAGAATGAGTACAATAGGAAAATACAATGGTGTTAGTGCTTACAACTTAAGACCTAACGCAATCGACACTAGGGAGATGAATGGGGCCTACACTCCAAATACAATAGTGCAAGATGGGTTGTTCTTTAGTAATGACTATTTGAACCCGAATTGCTACTCTGGTACAGGAACAGCCGTTAGTGATTTGTCACCAAACGGAAATAACTCAACCATTTATGGTGGGTTAGAAAGTACTTTTTCTCAAAATGGGACATTCGACTTTGATGGTGTTAATGATGGCATACAAACAAACACCGCACAGTTATTGGACTACACGAATAACGGAGTTGGGATGGGTTTTTGGTTTAATTGGGACGGTGGCACACAGACACAAATATTCGGTGAATGGTTTTGGAATAATGGTGGTGGCGATAGGTTTGGGGTAAGAGTTTTTTGGGTTGGAACAAACTTGTACGCAGCCCTTCTTAGACCAACAAATGTAAATTATTTTATAACCTCAAACGTGTCCGCAGGAACATGGTATTATGTCTATCTTCAAAATAGGTATGACGGTGGAACAAACTGGAGTGGGGGTGTTTGGTTAGGTGATTCATCCCTATCACAACTTTATCAGGGAGTGGCTAGTTCTGTTGTTCCAGCATCGAATAATCTGTCCCAACCCATCACAATAGGTGCAGGAGCAGGTCTTGGCAATAACTATGATGGAAGACAAGGAGAGTTTCATGTTTACAACAATAAGTTCTTGACCAACGATGAGGTGACAAGGAATTATAACGCAACAAAGAAAAGATATGGCTACTAAATTTTATAAAGTCTACACAGCTAGTCAGTATAGCAGTCTTGATTTGAGTTTGTATGAGACTAACCATAGATGGAATAATGACAATACAGAAGTCATTCTAGAGTTCAAGGAGAAGCCTCATGGTAACACGGTAGTGCTGACTCATAATGAAGCTGTTGCTTTGATGAGTACTGAACCTTGGAGGTACGAGGATGATATTTTTGAAACAGCATTTTGATCTATAATTATTTTTCCTTATATTTGCCTCATGGAAAAAGAAACCTACACCCAAGAACAGATTCACGCTATGAGCGAGAAGGAGTTCAATCAGGTTATCATCGGCAAGCTTGACAGGATGATAGCTATTTTAGACAACGCAATAGAAACCATTTCAAAACCTATTACAGATGAACAGTGAACAAATTAAAGGCTTTATTCGCCACACTCTGACCCTCGTAGGGGGTATTATCGTAGCCAAGGGTCTTGTTGATGAACAGACCATGATGGAAGGCGTAGGACTCGCTATGGGAGTCATCGGTTACATTTGGAGCTTTTACGATAAGAGAGAAGAAATATCTGAGTAATCAGATGTGTAAAAAGGGAAAGGGGCTGCACTACGGTGTGGCCCTTTTTTGTTGCAATAATCATTCATAAAGGCTGTTTTTGTACGTTTATTAACGACTTATCAGTCAAAAGAAAAGCCCCAAGCATTTCGCTCAGGGCTCTTCCCAACTAACTAAACTAACTGAAATGGCTTAAACAGCTAGGGAGTAATTATTGTGATAATTTTCATGACCATAGGCATGCTTCATATTCGAAGAGTGGTCACACCACTCAAGGTTACCGATGCTGTTATCATGAGTGTCCTTGTTCTTGTGATTGATCTCCTTCAACCCATAAGGGTTAGGAATGAACATCATAGCAACAGCTTGGTGAAGATACTTAGCAGGGTAGTTATTACCTGCAAATGCGAGATAACCCTTACGATTCTTGTTAGCTGTAACGTAGGTCTTGACTCTCTGATAACCTTCTTTGTAATCGAAGGTGCGGAATACATTACCATAATTTGACACCCAGATGAACTTCTGGTTAAAGTTCTTGGTCAAGATGGTGTGAAACAAACGGAACTGCTCGTCCGTGTGGGCCTTTGGAAGGCGGTTGATGTGTGATGAATAATTCATGTGTAAAAAGGGTTTTTGTTGTTTTCTGATTGTAAGACGTATGTTTTTGTAAAAGGTTGCCTCTGGGCTAAAAATATTTTTTCTTTTTCTTTTGACAAAGATATAGCAATTAGTGTGCCAAAAATTCACCCTTACAACTTTTGTCAGATTTATATTTGATAATAGATGATTAGCCAAAATAGCTATAGGGGAGTCATGGTGTATCTGCACCGTAGGGCTACCGACAATGCTGTTTTTTATGTGGGGTTAGGAACGAAGAACAGACCTTGGTGCACAGATGGTAGGAATCCCTATTGGGTCAATACCTATAAGAAGTATGGATTGGTGGTGGAGATAGTGGATGACTTATTGACATATGATGAAGCAGCAGAACTAGAGATAGAATTGATCAGAAAGTACTCAAAGCAATATCAATTGACAAATATGACCAAAGGAGGCGAGACCCCATTTAACCCACTTGTAAAGCGTCCAAAGAGACCGTCTAAGGCTAAGACACCTAAGAGACGTAAGAAGGCCAAGAAACAGCCTCAAAAAGCTTCTGGGATAGCTTCAGTAATCATCATGATGGCAGAACAGTACAGCATAAGACAAATAGCTAAGAAGCTGTCCATCTCACCCACGTTAGTAAGGAATGTATTGCAGTAATGTCACCTGCTGGTATGTAGATGACTATGTAGTGGAGGCTGTTGTTACTCCATGTGGAAGGGTTGTGTACAAAATTGTTTCGTCAGTACCGTTTGGAGATTGAATATTTTGTTGTATCTTTGAGGCAACCTTTTAGGATTAAGTACGTCTTATAGGTGAACATACTTGTGAGTGGCTGGACCAACCCACTTTAAATAGAGTCTAAACTTCAGTCATAGTACGTCTGTTGGAACAGGTA